CCAGGCCCGGGGCCTGGCGTTTTCATTTCCAAGCAGTGTCCCGCGGACGTGGTGGAATTGGTAGACACACTGGATTTAGGTTCCAGCGCCGCAAGGCGTGAGAGTTCGAGTCTCTCCGTCCGCACCATACTTCTCTTTCGCTATCCTTCGCGATCCTTCGCAAGCGCAGTAACTCCGGGGCTTTCAGCCGATTAGTCTCTTCCGTTGGCTTCCGCCACAATTCGCCACCAGCCGCGTTTTTTTAGTACATTCCTTAGTACATCTGAATTTGGTTTTTCCGGGAATGTACTATGCCGCTCACGGATACTGCTGTCCGCCAGGCAAAAGCAGAAGCTAAAGACTACACCCTCGCCGACATTGACGGCCTCTCTCTCTTCGTTTCTCACAAGGGCACCAAAAGCTGGCACTTCCGCTTTTCGTTGAATGGCCAGCAGAAGCGAGTGTCGCTTGGGACGTATCCCGAGTTGAGCCTGCGTGATGCCCGGCAGCGCCGTGACGAGGCACGTTCGTTGGTGGCCCAAGGTATCGATCCGCGGGGGCAGCATCGAGCGGACCGGAAGACGGTCAGCGTCGAGGAGACGTTTCGACACGTGGCTGAACAGTGGCTGGAGTTGAAACAGGGGCGCTGGGCGGACGATAGCCGGAAAGGCAGCGCAAACCAGGCGCGCAGAGTACTGGACAATGACCTATACCCGGCCCTGGCGAACATGAAGTTTCGCGAAATTCACCGTCGTGACCTGGCTGCGGTTGTCGGAGCCATCGAGCGCCGGGGAGCGCTGCACGTCGCGGAGAAGGCGCGGAGTTGGTTACGCCAGATCTTCCGCGTTGGGATCGCGGCCGGATTACGAGAGGACAACCCTGCCTCGGACCTGGACATTCTGGCGAAAGAACAGCCGCCGACTGAGCACAATCCGATTCTTGCGCATGATGGCGAAGAGCTTCCAGCCCTTCTTGTGAGACTGCGGTCTTACCAAGGGTCCGAGATCACAAGGATCGCCGTTCGTCTGATGCTTCTGACCGCGGTACGTACGATTGAGCTTCGAAAGGCTGCGCCGGCAGACTTCGATCTAGAAAAGGGGATATGGACTGTCCCGCCCGGAAGGGTGAAGCAATTGCGCGGCAAGGTGCGCAAGGACGGGGAAGAGGTGCCTCCGTACATCGTGCCGCTGTCGCGGCAAGCGATTGAGGAGGTCAGGCGGTTGCTGCAGAAGACGGGAAAATACCCGTTCGCGTTCGCAGGTCGAAATGATCCGACGAAGATGATGAGCGAGAACACCATCAACCAGGCGATCAAGCGCCTTGGGTTCGATGGGCTGCTGACTGGTCATGGGTTGCGAGGGACTTTCTCCACTGCGCTGCATGAAATGGGCTACGACACGACGTTGATCGAGGGCCAGCTTTCCCATGCCGATCCCAACAAGACGCGGGCGGCATACAACCATGCCGCGCACGTTGAGCGTCGAAGGGCGATGATGCAAGACTGGGCTGATTATCTTGATCGGTTGGAGCAGGCTGCCCCGGAGTGATCACTCCGGGGCTCCCGCTTCGTTTGCCGGCGCCGGCGGCGTCCAGGTTCCGTTGCAGTACTGGTCGATTTCAACCTCTGCCCAGCGAGTGGCGCGGCCAAACTTGCGCCCTTTGGGGAAGTCCCCTTTCTTCATATGGTCGTAGATGAACGTGGTACCCATCCCCGTTCTCAACTTGACCATATTCAAGTCGATGAAGCGGGGGACGTCTTGGTGCTGCTGGGTGTTGCGCATAGAGATACCTCCCGGGTCCATTGATACGGACCGGGTGAAAGTTGGGTTTCGAGGTAACGGTTAGTCAGTACCGGCCCGGCCGGAAACGGCGTTCCCGGCAGGATGCCCAGGGCGTCGGTGGCGCGTTGGACGATGTTGAGCGCCACTTGCAGCGCCGCCGCGTCGTCTTGCATTCGCATGAGCGCGGTCATCTTGGGCCGGTGCTCGGCACACACTCTGTCGCGAAGCTGACCGGCGGCGCGGCGAACAGCGTCGGCCGTGCCGTGGTGCTGGAGCACCAGGGCCATGACCAGTACCACGTCGACGCTGTGCATTTGCATCGTTGTGGTCCGCAGGAGCCAGCGGGGAAGGGCGATGCCTGGTTTCTGCTTCATCCGAAGCACCCCGTCTGCCAGGCCGCCAGCGTGCGGAGGATCGGGAATACCTCCGCTGCGAACACTGCGGCCAGGCCCAGGGTGGCGATCAGTCCGAGGGCGGTCAGCGCTCTACGCATCGCTTGGTCCTCCCTGACTCGCCGCTGCCCGGTCAAGGCGCTCGATCTCGGCCAGCCCGAGGGCGCAGGCCTTTACCAAGTCGCGTCGTGTGGTGCTCGGCTTCCACCACTGTTCATCCCAGGGCCATGCGAGCGACACCAGCAGGGCAGCGGTTCCATCGTTCGGAGCGCTGGAGCCGGCCAGGGCGTAGCAGGCGGCGGCGCGGGCCATCTGGCCGTAGCTGTGCGCATCGTCATGCTCCGGCGTCCAGCCCTCTGCCTCGATCTGCCGCCGTCGCTCGGCCTGAACGTCGAGCCATGCCTGCGGCACCTGCCCAGCCTGGTCGGTCCGGTGGTGGGCGAAGCTGATAGTCCCGCCGAGCTTCAACACCTGCACTGCGAGGGCATCGACATTGGCCAGGGCGGCGTCGCGCTCCTCCCTGAGCACCTGGTTTTCGGCTTTTTCGAGTATCAGGTCAGCAATTGCGCGCAGCACAGGATCAACGCCGGGATACTTGGTGAACCCCAGCAGTGCGATGATCGCGCTGATGTCGGCGGCCGCGGCGTCGAAGGCTGATTTGTAGTCATTCATCTGTAGAAGCTCCGGGCGTTGGCGGGGTAGCTATCCGTCCACGCTGTAGGTCGCTCGCGTGGATGCTGTACTTACGCGCATTGCCCTCGTAGTGCTCCTGAAGCGAGCGAAGGGCTCGTGCCAGCGTTTTGTCCTGGGCGGTGTGCAGCCAGGGGGATCGGGTTCCGTATCCCGCGCTGCTCACTTCGTAGCGGGGCTTGCCGGAACCGGCGTAGTCGTCACGCCGCTCCACGCGCAGCGTCGAGAGCCGGTTGGAGCCGCTGGACTGGATGCCGGTGGCGACCAACAGCTTTTCGCTGCTGCGGCTCGCATGAACCGTCCAGTTGTAGCCGGGCATGATCTTGACCAGCTCGGCCCTGAATTGGGATTGCTTCATTTCAGTCACCCATCGCGCCGTGGCCAGCGCATTCGCCGTTGCAGCCGTGTTCCATGCATTCCGGGCACGGCTCACCGTCATCTTCCTGGTCGTCGCTTTTGATGAGGACCAGGCGTCCGCCACAGTGGTGACAGAACAGCGCGCCGTTCTCTGCTGGTCCGTCCTCAATGAAGCTCCAGGTCTGGCCGCAACCTGTTTCCCAGATGCCGCTGCTTTCGGTCCATTTGCACGACGGGGATGCCGAACTGGTCGGCGCGTGCGACAGGGCGGCGCGGGCTACGTCTACGTGCTCGCGCTCCTGCTCGGCGAGATACTTCCAGTGTTCCGCCTCCGGCCAGGGGGAGGGAACGACCACGGCGCCAACCGCGATCCCTTCAGGCATTGGCAGGGCGTTCAGCTCGGCGGCATGTTTCTCCGCGTCTTCGCGGCTGAATGCTGCGTACAGTTCGTCCGGCCCCTGGGCATGCACAGCCCAAAGCTCCGGCTGCTCCGCCTCTGCCTGCTCGGCCTGCGCCAGGGAGGGTTGCGCGCAGTCAGGGCAATCCTTCACGCACTTCACGGGGCCGTTTTCGAAGGGCGTGCCGTCCGGGTAGAAGTTAATCTCGCCGTCATCGACAAAGCCACTGCCGTTGCAGGCCGCGCACTTTGGGGAGGGTTGCGCCGTCGTTGGCTCCTCATCCAGCAAGACGCAGCCTTCCTCGGGGTATTCGGCGCACCAGGCGTATAGGCCTGCTTCGAGGAAATCGGCATCCTGCTGGCGCCACTCGATGCGGGCCTCGCTTTCCAGTTGCTTGACAGTGCCATCCGGCGCGATGAATTCCAGGGCGGCGCGCAACTGGTATCCGTTGATCAAGAGGCTCGAACGCACCGGGGAGGGTTGCGCCAGGGCGGCGCGGGCTTGCCACGCGGCCCAGCAGCGTTGCGTCAAGGGGTCATCGTAGACGAACTGACCGAAGCAGGCGGCTTCGAGATAGCGCTCGTCGGCGAAGGTTTCGCCATCCAACTGAGGCGGGAGGTCAAAGGTGTGCATCCACGCCTCGAACTCCTCGCGCTCATCCCCGCCTGCCTGCTCTACCAATGCAGGCGAGTCACGAAGCGGTGTGCCGGCCAGGCCCTTGGCGGCCAGGTAGTTGGTGGCGCGCGCCACCAGGTTGCTTTCCGGGGCATGCCGCTTCAGGGAACTGGCCAGCATGCGAACCAGCATTGCTAGTTCCTGGGTGCGTTGTCCCTCGGCGCGGCCGATGTCGTAGAACGGACGAAGCCAGTGATCCGCCGCCGGCGGCTGGCTGGCCTGGGCGCCGAAGGCCAGCGCGCCGGTGATGGCGTCTGCGATGACCTGGCGCTGGTCGATTGCCGACTGGGCAGGCATGTCATTGCCGTGCGCATTGCAAATCGCCGCCATGTTGCGTAGAGACTCCAGCAACTCTTCCTTGTCAGGGTTTATTCCGGTGTCATGGCCGATGGCTTCCCATGCTTCCAGTACCGTGATCACCTCCGACCGGAAACCGGAGTACCAGAGTTTCACGGCATCTTCCTTGGCGAGCGGGTAGCTGAGGCCTGCGGCGATCAACTGGTCTTCGGACGGCGGCGCCTGGTCATTGATGAGGGCCAGCAGGCTCTCGGCTGAGGAGTGAACGTCGTCGAGGTCCGTCGACCAGCGGTGCGGGGAGCGGTGCTGGGTGCTGTCGTGGATGTTGTCCAGGGCTTCGACGATGCCGCGCAGGCGGATGGCGCACTGCTCGATCAGTTGGTGCTGGGTAGATGACATGGTGGTGTCTCCGGTTGCTCCGGCGCCGGCGGCCGGCAGCGGAAGCATTTGCACAGGCCTATCCGTTGGCCCGTGGTGCGGCAGATGGTGGGGCGGTTCATTTCGTGGCGTCTTGCTTCATGGCTTTGGCGTGGCCGACGCAGGTGCGGACTGGGTTGCCCTGGTCGTCCAGGTCGGCGTGGCAGTAGAACCGGCTGAGTTCCTGCCGGCAGTAGATGGCATCGGAGGTGGTGACCGGCGAGGTGTTCGCCGGGGTGCCGAGTCGATAGGCGCAGCCGGCGCACGTGCCGCGAGGGTTCACCGTTGCGGCCAGGACAACGCCCTGCAGCGCTCCGAACATCGTCGGCAGGTTCGCCTGCTCCGCGGTGTGCGGATGTTCGCCGTGCTCGATGAGGATCAACTCGACCATCGCTCGGCAGTTCTCGGCGACGGCGTTGGCCATGCCCAGCACCTGGGCGAACAGGTCGAGCATGGTGGCTGGGTCGCGCTGGGCTGCCATTTTCTCCAGCACCTGACGGCGCAGATCCGCCGGCAGAAGCACGGCGCCGGCCAGTTCGTGCGCGTCGGCGGCGCTGATCTGATAGTCGACAGGGGGCTCAGCCATGGCTCCTCCTGGGGTTTACTCGTAAGGACCTGCCGTGGTTGAGCTGTCGAAACTCGGTGCAGATGACGATCACGTCGGGGCCGTCACGGCGGTGGACCGGCATGGCGCTGAAGTCGAGGCTCGAACAGTCGTCCAGGCGTCGCTCGCAGGCGCGGCAGCGCCCGCCCTTGGGGTAGTAGTTGGGCATGGTTGGCTCAGGTGAAGAGGGTGGGCTGGGCGCTCTTGTCCAGCGCCTGCTGGATCTTGGTGAAGGCCTCGGGGTGCTGCTGGTCGAACGCTGGCATGCGGGCAGACTCAACCCAGGTGCCGCGCTCGGCGCCCTTGTCGAGCCAGGATCGTGTCCAGTTCGTCGCGCTGACGCCGCATTCGGCGATCTGCTTCGTGGTGATGAAGCCCTGGCGGCGAAGCGTGGCGATCACCTTCAGCGCGCCTTCCTTCCACTCGGTGAGGCGCAGCGGCGCCGGAACGCCGGCGGGCACGTCGGGGACCACGATCGGGACGTGGCAGCGTTCAGCGGGGTTCCAGTCGAACAGTTGCGGCCCGCTCAAGTGCTGGAGCCAGTAGCGCAAGTGGAACTCGGGGAATTCGACGAACTTGCCGTCGCGCCGACGGTGTCCGCGGGACGGCGCGAGCACTGCGATGCCGCACATTTCAAGCAGGCGCGCGATTCCGTGGCTGGCCTCGGTGATCCGCCCGACAATGACCATGCGGTGATCTGGCCCGGGCGCCCCGTACCGGTCCTGCCAGTGCTGCGGCAGGATCTGGTCGGCCACCTTGGCGTTCAACTGCAATTTGGCCTCGACGCCGATCTGCCGGCCTTCCTCATGGACAACCAGGATGTCGAACCCGGCAGTCTCCGGGTAGCAGGTCCAGCCGGGGACTCGGTTGAACTCGTCGATGAACGCCGCGCAGAGTTCGGCCTCGCTCTGCACCAGCGGCGCATTGGATCTGGTCATGGCGTTACCCTCGGCGCCCAAGGCTGGAGCGCTTGATTTCCAGGCACGTACAGAGGGTGGCGCGGGTGGCCATCCTTCGTCGTGCCAAGACACCAGAGGCGCCCGCCGGCGGCGGTCAAGATGCTGGTTACGGCTTCTACTCGCTCGGGCTTCGCATTGGCGCCCCAGGCGCACACGATGTCGGTGTACTCTCGGGCGATCGCGCGCAGGCGCCAGTCGTTGTCTGGGCCTACTGGGTCGCTGTGCTGCCAGAGGTCGGCCGGGTTCGTCGCGCGCAAGGCGTACAGATTGACGACGGCGATCCCGTTGCAGCCCCAGGCCGAGGCGAAGTTGCGGCAGCGCCGGATCGTTGGATCGTCGAGCGCGGCATCAGCGGTGCTCGGATTGAGCATTAGGAAAACCGCTGTGCCTTTGTCGGCCAGGCAGTCGCCAGGGCGAGTCAGAAGGTAACGGTACTGGCCGCATTCGCTGATGATGGCGCTCATGGTGTCACCCGCTTGAACTCGACCACCCAGACCCATGGGTTGGCGTCCCATGAGGACTCGCCGTTGATCGACGACCAGAGCGAAGCAAACGACTCGCGTGGATCGGCTGCAAAGTGTTTGCTGTCCTCGACGTCGAAGGACCCTTCGCCGACATCGCGGACACCCTCGGCCTTGGCCTGCTCCTTGCTGATATCCTGTAGCCGCTCGACGCGAACAGCGGTGATTTCCAGCAGGATGCGGGAGGCCCAACGCGGCATATGGATAGAGGGGCGAACGCGGCCCTTAGAGATCATGGAGCATCCTGTCTGCCGGACGCTGAGGTCTGCCGGGTACCAGATCGGTTCACCTTGGCTGAGGTCGCTCGGCGCGATTGCGTCTACCTGGGCATCTGCTGCCCAGGCCTCCCGCACCCACAGCCGATCTCCGGGCTGGCCGTAGGGGCAGGTGATGCGTGCGTGCAGGCCGGCATCAAGCGTCTTGAATGGCGTATTGGGATCGACCATTGAGCCGAGGAAGTCGGGCTGCGGCGTCACCACTCGGCGGGTGACCGTCTTCCTACCTTCCAGGATGGCGCGGACCATCTGGTCGTTGAACAGGATTGGCCGCTCCCGCGGCTTTTCTGCGGACATAGGGAATACCTCTCGCCTGATGGCGAAATGCAATAAATTGGGATAACGTCCGGCAGCCATACGTTTAGCCAGACAAGGAGAGTGGGAGTGACCTATGTTGCTTGGGGTGTAGTGCTGTTTTTCGCTATCAGTTGGACGATTGGACTGCTGTTTAGGCCTGAAACTCGCTTTCTTTCAACAGTTGCTGCAGTGATTCACTGGTGGATCATGATCGGAGTTACCGCGTTTAGCGCAACTAAGGTCTGGCATTTGTTTTGGCTGATGCCGCTTGCTCTTATCGTATGCATGGTTGCCATGGGGGCACTCGTTAGCGTTGGCAACAGGAAGCCTTCTGCTGTGTTTGCCGCCGCAATTTGGATTCTCTGGCCGGCAACCTGGTTGGCTTATCAATTCTCAAAGTAACGATTCATGCCGGAGCCTTCTGGCGCTGAACAGTCGGAGAATGTGTGCTCCTTCTGTGAGCGGATCCAGGGATGCCGGCGCCCGGGCTTGGGCTGCTGGCGCGGGGTCGTGAGTGCGTCTCGCAAGGTCATGCCGGCGGCGAGACCCAGGCTGAACTTATGGCCCTGGACTGGGCCGTGGTGGCGGTGGTGCTGCTCTACGAACGCATTCGCCTCGGCCAGGGTGAGGGGGCAGATCTCCAGCTTGCTCACGCCGCCACCGCCTGTTGCGGCGTCGGCCGTAGCCGCCGCTTCCATGGGTCGTTCGCCCGGGCGTATGCGGCCATCGTGTTCGGGCTCACGCTGTTGCCGCACATGTGGACCTGCTGGGATAGAGTGAACCGCTGCCCGTTGTGGCCCCGCTCGATGATGTAGCTGTCGGGGAAGCCCTGGGCGCGATACAACTCACGCGGTTTCAGCATTCGCAGGCGGATGTCGACGATCACGTAGGGGCTACCGCTGATCCAGACCGTGACCAGCGCCAAGCGGTCCTTGGTGGTTACGGTGCTGACCGGCTCGTCCAGCGGACGGATGTTCTCGCCCATGCCGTGGTACTTCATCAGGAACGCCGCCACCCATACGGCGCCTTCGACCTGTTCTGGGGTTAGGCTGCCGGCGATCATTTCTGGCGTGACCAGCATGTGGTGACCGCCGGTTGCCACGGTAGGCGCCGGCTGGTCCGCCGGCGTGCTGCTGTGGCCGGTGGTATTCGTCACCAGAAGGGCGCTGACCAGGTCGTGGTGGTCCGTGCCGGTTTGCGTGCCCAGCGGTCCGTCCACCGGGGCGCCATGCGACCCCTTCCGCAGCGTTACCAGGTGTGCCGTGGCGAGCTGCTGCTGACTGCCCTTGTTCGTGATAGTGCTAATCGGGGCGTCGGCCGGGCGGCTGTGGGTGGTGTTGTAGCCCCCGTTGGCCTGGACCATGAACGCGGTGGCCACTCCGCAGTCAGCTTTCGCGGTGATGGTGTACATCGGCTCGGCGACCGAGCGCGGCTCGGTTTGGCCGGCGCGACCGCCGACACCGACCAATACCGCGCTGGCCAAGCCCAGGGCGTGCGCCGCGCCGGCTGGGCGCTTGCACTCGCCGCCGCTCGTGATCGTCGGCATCGGCTGATCGACCGGTGCGCCGGTGGCGTCGAACCGGAACTTCACCAGATGCGCCGCAGCGACAGCGTGCTTGATGCCGCCGGCGACCACGGTGCCGAGCGGTTCATCCAGTTCAAGGACGCGCGGTGCCTGTCCGTCGCGCTCGCCGTAGCCGACTTGGATCAGCGTCGGAGTGGCAACGGAGAAAGCGCCGCCCTTCGGCCAGGCAGTGATCGTGTTCAGCGGCTGGTCCACCGGATGCACGGCCTCGCGCGACCAGTTCGCGATCGGCACGATGAAGGGCCTGGCGCGCTGGAGCACTTCTTTCTCGATCCCCTTCGCGATGCGGCGCATGGTGGCCTCCGCCAGCGGCTTCTTCCGGTTGCGGATCGTCTGGCCGAGGTCGCTCCAATCGATGCACTCTGCGGCTGTGCGGTACGGCTTCAGCCCCTTGCTGGGCTTCGCGGCATGGGTCTTCTCCGCCGCCACTGGCTCGAAACCGCCGTCGGTGGCCACCAGGTACAAGCGCTGGCGGGTGGTCGGGTCGCCGTAGTCGCAGTTGCGCTCGACCCAATAGTCGACGTGGTAGCCGAAGCCTTCCAGGGCGCGCAGGAACTGGCGCCAGGTGCGGCCCTTGCGCTTCGGATCGGGCACCAGGAACTGCTCGTGCCGTGGTACCCGCTCGCCAGGACCGGCTACAGTGCCGTCGAGGCGCACGACGCGGCCGGTCGACTTGTCGCGCTTGGCGATCAGCGGGCCCCATTGCAGGATCTGTTTCACGTTCTCCAGGCTGATCACCCAGGGGCCGCGGCCGAGCTTATGGAGCTTGCCGGCCCACTTCACAACAACCCAGGACAGGTCGCGGATCTCTTTCTTGCGCGGCTGGCCGCCGGCGGCCTGGCTGTGGTGCCGGCAGTCCGGCGATGCATGCAGCCAGCCCACGGTGGCGCCCTTGGTGGCCTCGATGGGGTCGATGCCCCAGACATCGGTCGGCAGATGCTCGGCGTGCGGGTGGTTGGCCTCGTGCATGCTGATTGCGGCCGGGTTGTGGTTGATGGCCAGGTCGACCTTGCGGCCCAGGCCCATTTCCAGACCGGTGCTGGCACCGCCGCCGCCGGCGAACAGGTCGACGATGATCGCGTCGTCGGCGTCGTCCAGGGCCAGGCCGTACTGGGTTTTGAAGTCGAGCGGGGAGGGCTTCTTGAGGGAAGTCATGCGGCGGGTTCCTTTTCGCGAACGTGAGGACGCACTGCGCTATGCGTGATGGCGCAGTGATGTCGTTGGAGTTAGATTTGGAAGGCCCGGCATGGGGCCGGATCAAGGAGGAGAGATGCCTGACTTCAGAATCGTCGAGATCGTGTTCGATGACACCAAGGTCTATTACCGGTATGAGACGGTGGGTGCATCAACAATCGGTGGAGAGCAAACACCTGCTTATCAGCAAGACA